TCGAGGAGGCAATCGACAAGGTGGCAAAGTGGATGACTGAACATCCATCGAGATGGCGTATTGGTTGGGAAAAAATCTAAATTTTTTTCTTTTTCTTTTTTCGTTAGTTTTAGTGTAAGCGCTCCACTTTCAGAAAGACCACCTTTAAACAATTAGGACATTGATATACACTATAAAATCCTTTCATATTCTTAAACAATATGTTAGTACCGCCCATGTTATCACCTAAAATAAAAAACGATAACACATTAATAAATATAAACAATATTTTTATTATTCCCTACTATCACTTTTTCTTAAGGTGCAAAAACTAAGAGATAGCTAAATATCTAATATTCCCGCCAATTGAAAATAGGGTAGTCTAATGAGTTTCCAGAAATACGTTTACTACATTGATAAGGAATTATTGCCGCCATTACCATCTGATAAGCAACTAATCATAGACTTAGAGACTACAGGATTAGATCCTGAGATCGATATTATTATTTGTGGAGGCTTTTTCGATTGCAAAAAACGAAAAATAATAATCTATTTCCTGCCAGATCCCGATGATTCTGAAAAATTTAGAAGGTTTCTCCGAAACACTATATTATGGTATAGATTGAAAAAATACACCATCTGGAGCTATAACTCCGAATTCGAGGAGAAATTCTTAGGGATACGAAACACAATACAAGACCTAATGGTTTATCGAATCACCTTTAAAACCCACAGAGAATCAGACGATGACTACTACGAAATACCCTCCTTAGTAAGAACTAAAATGATATCCGCCTCAAATTATATAATACAAAACATTTTAAAAGATAATGAACTTAAAAAACAAATTGACGAACTAGACACATCCTATATCAGCTCTTCACTAATACCTAACTTATATCTGAAAAGGTGGCTTTTGAGAAAAGATAAAGAAGCGATTGAATACATAATAAAACATAACTACGCCGACCTAATACGGGAATATTGCATATTGTGGTACTACTACTATACACTAGAAAAACTCAGAAACCACATCTTAAAAGAATACCTGATATTTCCTAAAATAATCATAAAAAACTTAAAACTACAAGTACACTATTATTTACTATGATGTAATATGAAAAAGACAGCTATAGCTTTAACAATATGGTTAACTAGTATATTCCTCTTAGTACTACTCCGCTCCTATTTCAAAGCGACAGCTCCCGTACTTTATCTCGAATGGGAAAAACCCACCGTAAGAATTGAAGGAAAAGTAAAGCCCGTAACCGTAGAACTAATCGGAGATAAATTGTTAATCCTCCTCGATAATGGCGATATAATTACAATACATATACCAAAAACACAGCTGCTATCCCGCGGTTATGACATTACTACTTGCGTACTGGTTGCAGATTGCTTGATCGGGTGGATAATTGTACTACTACTCAGCGATATAGACTAACAAAACTGAAACAAAACCTCTTCATTATTTTTTCCTTCTTTCATCAATTGTTTTAATATCACCTAAAGGAAAGAAATATAGGTTTAAATTTAAAGAGATTAAACGTGATAAGTATGATTCCAGTAGTAGATTATAGATTCGGCGATAAATACTACGTAACAGAATTCGTAAGGCCTTACACATTTATGGTGAAAACAGTAGCAAAAACACTAAAAGGAAAGAACGATGTAGAAACGGTAATTAAGGTAGCCAGATTCATTCGAGATGAGTTTTACTATCCACTTGATATCTTCAAAAATCCATCCTGCGATGCAATGTTCCTAAAGTCTCGTAAATTCTGTTATTCGTGGCACTTCAAGAAGTACGTTAATTACATGTGGCTATTTCCTTCTGAATGCTTACTAATGAAATTCGGAATCTGCATCGACACTTCACTATTGTGTACATCCATACTGAGAAGTTTAGGGCTCTTTTCCTACGTAGGCCTAGGAGCTGTGTATTATAAAGATAGATTGTTAGGTTATCATGCATGGACCGAAGTGTACATTCCAAGTAAAGTAGATTGGTATATCATTGAGACTACAATACATGAAAAGAACGTTTCAAATATACTGAGGCGGGAGGAGGCTTACAAAGGATCTTACGATATACGATATGAAATTTTCGCACGGTTTAACGAGAAAGAGTACGAGGAAGTAAAGCCAATTCTAACGTGGATACAATTTTATGGTAAGAAATGGAAAAAAGTGAGAGCTAAGGAGCGAAATAAACAAATAGTGATATGGAGTACATTTAAACAGATATCACCGTTAATAGGTGTTTAGAAGTGAAAGGGAGGGTAAAAGTCCTATTACTACGTTTCAGAACTACTGAAAGTAAAACGAAGTATCGAATACTTGTAGAATCCTTTAAAAAAATAAATAATACGAATAATGCAAGATTATTATTAGGGGAAAAGGATGATAAATAGAGAAGATGTAATATCCATTATCATAATTACTACCGCTTTTATACTGACATATAAAGGAATTCTAACTCCCGACCATTACCTTACGATTATCTCAGCCATATTAGCATACTATTTAGGTCAGACCATAAAGATGCATCAGGTTAATAAAGCACTAGCATATCGTGAAGGGATAACCAGATCATATCAGAGGATGATAAGGCGTTTTGGGGCATTCCTAATGATAAGCGGTATTACTCTGATAATTGAGAAATGGATAATCTCAGGAGCTACCTACACATTCCCACCGCATTTCCTTGATCATGGATTAATTGGTTTAATACTGGAGATCATAGGATTCGTATTATTAATACGTAGAGAAAAGAAAAAGTAGGTGCTAGAAATGAATAAAAGGACAATAGCATACGTAATTGCAATTATAATACATCTACTAATCGCTATGAAGGTATTTAGTATCATAACCTCTACGTTACAAATTGAGAATCCATACACTCTTGAAAATACATCTAAAATCGTATCAGCATTAGGAAGTGTAGCTGTATACCTTATAGTACTAGCAATCATAACAGGAGTAGCCTTAGCTTTTGCATTTCGTCTATTTCGCACGTAACAGATTTATTTTATTCTTTCATAATTCCCTCGGTGAATATAGATGCCCAAGATTATCGAAGTTGAACTGAATGGTGAAAAGAAAAAAGGCATTCTGATAGAGAAAGTAAGACGTAGAAAACGAAAGAAAGAATATAAAGGACGTACATACGAATGGGAACAAAGGGAGATTATCGTTTACATTCCTAAAGAAATAGATTCAGAAAAATTCATTCTGATCCCATTATGACAAAACCTTACGATGTCGGGAGACGGTTCGAACAATACCTCGTACACCGTTTTAAGAGACTTGGATGGTTTAGTATAAGGACTCCTGCATCAGGACGTGGATGGCGTACTGGGTATACTCCTGATATTATCTGCATAAAAAACCGTAATATTCTCCTGATAGAATGTAAGGTTTTATCAGGTCCTCGAGCCTTGTATATTGAAAAGCCTAAAGTTCAGTCTTTAATAAAATTAGCTAAGCTTACTGGGGGACATGCCTATATTTGCGTCTACTATCGTAAAGATAAGCTATACCGATTTATCGATCCTAGAGATCCCGAATACAATACGAATAAATACTATGGATGGAGTAAAACCTACGTCCTAGCTCAAGGAAAAACACTATACCAAATCATAAACCAATATTCTTAAATATTCTTTAATAAATTATAAAGATAAGTGAAAACATGCCTAAACCAGCACGTTTAGGGCCTTATCGTATAGTAGCTTTTGCTATTGAAATTGATAAGTATAACATATTACGCGAGTTAGCATTCCATAAAGGAGTTACCCTTTCTGAGCTCCTTAGAGACATCATCGATGATTATCTAAAGAAAAACGGTTTACTAAACGCTGAAATAGTCGCTGCAAATGGTGGCCTAAAGACACTTTCATTAATCGAGCAAAAACTCCTATCTTCTGAATTAAATACGATTATGCAGGACTTAGAACGTCTATCAAAATACATTCTATCATGCCGTAGGGGGACTATAGAGTGGCATGATACGCTCGAAAAGATACGTTACAAAATACGTAAGGCCTTAACAATCATCCAGAAAATAGGCATCCCATCTGATAACACATTACGTAAGCTAAAACAGTATTCTGAATTCGTAGAAAAGCTAAGTGGTGGAAAAGAACAATAGCTTACGTCCTCTTTTTATATCCTATAAGCAGATATGAATGTGTAACCATCGCACGGCGATAACCTTTATTCATAAGGCCTCGTCCTATTCGCGTCCTTATTAGAGGGACTGCCGTATGGAAAAATCTATAGACATGTACGGCTACTATTTTAAAGTATTTTCGGAGCATTTCGAGATCTATTATATCGTGCAACCATAGGAAAAGATTATCAGATATTGGTGGGTAATAAAAGTCTTGACCGCGTAATATTACTCCTTGGCGACAGACCCTGTGGAACTCTTTTATTACGTCTTCGGAGTAGAACTTCTTAATGTATAAAGGAGAGTGTGTTTCTGAAGTACCATAATCATCTCCACGTTTATCGGTACGGGCTATTGGTGTAAATGGCGGATCGTAAACGATAAGATCGAAAACTTCATCCCTGAAAGGATAAGGAGGCTTTAAGAGATCGACTAGCATTTTCGTCCATTTTGTCCTACGTACATCAGTAGGAAGGTAGAATATTTTACCATGATAATACCAATCGCCGTTTATCTCCACTAGGTAGTCGTGGAATTGGTAGTTTTCAGTACCGCATGTACAATCCCATATTGATTTACATTTTGGAAAATAATATCTGATTAAACAGTCTATGACTTCGTGTATCTTAACCTTTATCCCCGATATTACCGAAAGTGGTGGCAATATAACGCCCGAAAGCGTCGTATAGCTTAAATCGTATATTACTTCAGACTCACTTTTACTACTCATCGTAATATAAAAAACGTTATTCTTACTATTTAAGATTATCCCTGAGGGGAGAAAGAATATTATGAAAAAAGGAATGGTTTATGCAATCATCCGTTTATGTCTTGGTTTTATGTAACATAAATACCTTCTTATGAGGATGCTTACTGCTCTTCTTATTGCCTCACTTCTAGATTCGTAGCGATTTTGTTTTACTAGGTAATCTATGTCTTCTACGTATTTTTCGGGAAGACGTAATGTGATCTTCTTATACTTCACTCTTCTCTTCATATTCTGTTCACCATAGAAAAATGTAGAAAAAGAGTTAGCTTATGCTATCATTTTTTCATATCCATTTCTTTGTCGCCATAACTCCCTATTAATAAGATCACGTACGGCAACCCTTATTGCTTCACTTCTTGATGGGTAAAGTTTCATTTCGACTAATTTCTCTAAGTATTCTACGTACTTTTCGGGAAGATGTACACTTACTAATCTGAGATTCGATTTCTTACTCATATTCCTTTCACCATAGGAGAATATTACCCGCGTTATATTTAAGCTTTTCTCCCTAGGAAACTCCCGTATATACGGGATGAATAGTCGATATCTTCTTTGTATTATCCTCCAAAGGAGAACACCATAAACATATATTAAGGAAGCATTCAAAATAAAGTATGATGTCAGCAGACATAAAGTATTCTGATATAGAAAGACTTGTAGACTATGCAATTAAACAGATGATACGTGAAGCACGTGGAACCTGTATAATGGTATATCCAAAAAAGATAGCAAAACGAGCTGGATTAAGTACAAAACCAGTAATACTATCCCTTATAGACTACCGTTTACAAATGCTTAAAGAGAAAGGATTAATCAAGTTCTGGAAGCGTTCTGGTCATGCAAAGAAGTATATTATCCCAAATACGAGTCCATTATGGAAAGAAGCTAAAGGTGAAGGTGGTAAAACATGATTAGAGAACTACTCTCTACTATAGACTTCGAGATAAGAACATTTGTACAAGTAAGTAGACTAACATCCTATAGAAACCACTTAAAGTACATGTTCAAAAAATGGAAAAAAGGCTTTCTCATCTTAATCTTTACCAAAGATAACAGAGTAAAAGTACTTAGAATAAAGAGGTACTTCATGACAATACCATTAGTAATACTACTACGAATAATCTATCATCGATCTTGGAAAGGATATTTCGTTTTTAACTTAGATCTTCTTCCTAAATCCTACTCCTAACTCTTTTTTTCTTTCAGAGGTCCATAGCGTATATACGTTTTGGATCTCCCTTACTTTTCGCCAAAAAGCTTAAATAGGAGGTATACCTAAGGTATACTCGGTGAATACCTATGCAGAAGAAAATTAAATGGACGACCATAAAAGTCCCGACAGAGGTAAGGAATATCGTTAAGAAATTAATGGAAGAAGAAAAGAAACCTGCATGGAAGATAATAGTTGAGTCAGTTTTATGGTATAACAGGATAAAACGTAGGCCTTATGAGAAAGCAGAGTTACCCGTGACTGAAAAGATATCATGGTATATAGCAAAATTATGCATGTCAGTAGGGGCATTCAAAGAAAATCCTACAAAAGAAAACTTAGAGCGTTTACAAAAAACATTAACACAGATCAAAGAAAGGTTAAAGATTGATACGGATATTGTATACAGAACTGCAGTAGCTTATCAACGTAAACCTGAAACTGAAAACAGAATTGAATTAAACATGGCTACAAAATCGGTAGTTTTCGATATCATTTATACATATATCTACAAATACGAAATGAAAGAAATGACCACTAGCTCCTAAGGAATAAATTTTAATACTTTTTCACCAATTCTTTTTAGCGGGATATTGCTATGTGTATGTCTATGTTGTCTCAAAGTCTTAAAATTGAAGAGGTAGACTACACCGAAGACTACGACTGGCTAATTATCCTCGATGCTTGTCGCTATGACTATTTTGTAAAGTTATGGAAAATAGGGAAAATCGAACCGCGATTATCGCTAGGATCATGCACCTTGGAAGTATTATCTAAAATATCCAGAATACCTCATAGCGTATGCCTAACTGGGCATCCATTCGTATTGTCATTCAGAGAAAAATTCGATAAGGTGATAGATGCGGGATTTGATTATACGCTAGGCACTTGTCCACCTTGGTATATGCTGACGGCGTTTAATCTTTTCTATAATAAAATGAAACCGTATAAACGGAAGATCCTATGGTTTCTGCAACCGCATCATCCTCTCTTATCTAATCCTACATTACTGATTAAAATATTCGAGGATGAGGAAGGGAAACGAATGACGCCACAGGAAAAGGTAACGAAAGCCTATCAGGAAGCATATAGAAAAGGGATATTATCGAAGGCCTACCGAAGCAATCTAGCGTTAGTGCTTGATTATGTATCAGAGATAATAAAGAAAGTAGATGGAATTGTCGTGATTACATCCGATCATGGAGAAGGATTAGGAGAGCCATTACGCCCAGAGGATAAACCAGTATTCAGTCATCCATGTGGGCGTGAAGAGTGGGAGCTACGTTTAATTCCTTGGTGTGTTATAGATACTAGTGAATTATGGTGGTGAACGTGGGAGAGATATTAACATCCTATGATGGTTTTAAGTTTTATGTAGAAAAGGAATATCATAAAGATCCGTTACGTTATGATGAACGCACAGTTCTTACAGTACTTGTAATGTTAGGAAAAAGAGATCGTATATTCGTAGATGTAGGGGCAGGAGTAGGAAGATACACAGTAAGAATGTCAAAGTGGTATGAGCTCGTATATGCAATTGAGCCCTTACCAGAACATGTAAGAATCCTTAAGAAAAATCTAGAGCTAAATAATGTAGATAATGTCATAGTAATACCCTATGCAGCCTACGATAAAAGCACTACACTACCGATATACTTAGGAGGCTTGTCATCATCTACCGTTAGGAGACATGATATGAAAGACTATATTATAGTAAAAGCAGAAAGATTAGATAAGCTAGTACATAAAGCAGATGTTATAAAAATCGATGTAGAGGGAGCTGAATTCGAGGTAGTTAAAGGAGCTGAAAAACTACTAAAGTCAGATAAACCATTCTTAGTAATAGAACATCACGATTTTAGACCCGACTGGAAAGAGAAACTTAAGGGAACATTCCAGAAAGTCTTTAACTACCTATCTTCACTAGGTTATGTCCCACTATTTACTACATACGTACATCGATGCTGGATACATAAAGATAGGCTAAATGATTTATCAGATGAAGCTTTACATTATCTTCTCTGGAGACATTGGGCTAACGTATGTTACTTTAACTTAAAGCTTGGACGTGATTGGTACTATGGTTTACCTCTCACTTGGTGGTGGGGCTATGACTTTATAGAGTTTCTCGAAGAGTTACCTATACATATACTTGAGGAAAAAGAATGGAGCGATCCACAACATATATTAAGGATCTCAAAGGAAGTAATGGTGATATAAATGAGTACGGAGAATGAAGTAGAGGAGAAGGTAGATGAAATAGTTGAAATATGCTCTAAACTTTTCATGAAGGTGAAAAAGGAGATAGATAAAATATCAGAATGCATCGATGAGATAGAAGATAACGAGATAAAAGTATCGTTTCTAGGACACATCGTTTACATATTAATGTCACGATCGAAACTCTCACTTCATAACTTACTTGGATTACTAGAAACATTAAAAATTGTAATAGTGTCAAAAGTTGAGGAAAGCATAAGTACATCCAAAAAATACAGTACTAGCTACTTCGCTTAAAAGAAAATAAAATTTCTAACGTTTTTTAGAAGAATTCCGTACTTTCTTCTCCCCTTCTCCTCCTCCTTCTCCTTAGCCTAGAGTATTCTTCACGAATAGCTGATAACTGGAACATCTCTACTTCAGTTTTAATTGCACTTTCTAGATCCTTCATTAACTGTGTCACATTAGTGGATAACCCAGCAAGCTGTCTATGTATTGCTATTGAATTTGCAATCTTCTTTAATAATTCACTAAATTCTTCGAAGGAAATCTCACCACGTGCAATACTTCGAGCTGCATCACGTAGTATTCCGAACAGCTCAGCTTTTTGTGATGCAAAGTAAGATCCTGAAAGGTATTTATTCAATACGTTTAAAATTGGTGAAGGAGTACTCATCTCCTACCCACCTCCACTTTTTCCATCCACTCTGCTATTATCCTCAGCATTACATCTTGAACTTCCATGTTCATCTCCTTCGCTACCTGCATCAGCCTCTGATATACTTTGTCTGGAAGTATTATTTCTATCTTTACTGCCATCCAAGATCTCCTCAATTAATATAACATCATTTGATTTTAATATCTTTCTATCGATTTGCCTGAAGTGATGATATGCACCATCGTGATCGTATGCTGATCTGTATAACTGTTTTCTAAATCTTTCTGCTAGGTGCTTATCGATCGCAGTAACTGAAAATTCAATAGTTATTCTATATCCTGTAGGTAGTGGATTTATAGATGATGATACTGTAGTGTGAATTCCAGATCTGATTAATTGTCTAGCAACATAGTAAGCATAGGATACGATAGAAGTCATTCGCTTCTGGATGAGTGCTTGTAACAACTTTATCATTCTCAGATCTGGAAACTCTACATCTTGATGAATGTGGATAGGCATCTTCTACCCCCTCATATTTAGTTAGAGTTTACATCACATTATAATAGACTGTTATAGGAGTATATATACACTATTCAATATTTTTTTGTATTAATATTTTTACACCATTTCTTAAAACTTGATTTCTTTCTTTCGTTACTCGAGGCGATGGGGATATGCCTGGTGTTAAAGACTTAAGAGAGCGAGTAGATAAGTACATAGCTAAGACACCAGCCGATCAAACTGGTACAAGATACGGGGCTGTTAAGGACTTGGCTGTAGGAAGGTTTACAGCGTATGCTTCAAGCATAGTAGAATTCAGAGAACTAGTAAGGAATGTACTAAATAAAGAAGGCGTTCCAGCCGGACAACAGGGAGTTTACTTTGCATTTGCTATGAGGCTTCGTAGTAAGGCCTTCAGCCACTCTGGTACTACTCTCAAGGATTACGTGAATGGTATGATACAGGACTTCACCACAGGTAAGGGAGCTGATCCCACCATACTGAAGAAAATAGCATCCATGATATTAGGAGAGGTGATAAGCTAAAGGAGGTGAGTGAGAGATGCCCGGAGTTAAAAGATTTGGTGATATGAGAGAGAAATACGAGCTAAAATACGATGGTGCAAACGTAACTGCTAGGTTAACGGCCGTAGAGGAGATAAAGAACAGAAGGTATGAAGCATTCTCTTCACCAATCGTCAACATAATCGAAACTGTTAGGACGATACTCGAGAGTAATGGCGTCCCAGCTGGTCAGCATGGTATCTACTATGCCTTTGCTGAAGTGATTCAAAAATACACCTTCAGCCACTCTGGTGCTACCTTAGACTTACTAATATCTGGAAAGAAGAGTGAATGGGTAACTGCCCACAAGGCCGATCCAGCAATCCTCGACAAGATTGTATTAGCTATAATAGGAGCATTACCACCTTATTAGAGTCCTTAGCTTCACAATATACAGTACTGTAAGCGTACTTAATCACATTCACTTTTTTTACTTTTTTCTTTTCTTTCTTTTTTTACACGTAACATATTCTAGTAGGGAGAACTTCTTTTCACTAGGGAGAATATATGAGTACTGTAATTGTTACATCTCATCGATCTACATCTTTGCAAAAAGTGAGTAATGACATTAAAACGGCATTAGAGAGTAATGGAAGAGAAGTAAAGAATATTCTAGGATTTCCAAGTGTAAGAAGTTCTGATTATGCAAATTGCAGAAACGTGCTCTTCGTAATGACGTTCGATACTATCTGGGCTAGGCCTTACTTCTGTGCTTACTACTTACTAAAATCAGATGGATGGAACACAATATTCTACACTACTATCGAGGGAAAACCACTAAGATTCCTAGGAGATGAATGGATATATCGTGAATGTGAGTTCATAGCTAATTCGAATTATACTAAAAAGAAAATCGCTAAAGAAGGTGGTAGGGTTTTAGACGTAATTCATCATGGAATAGATACCCGTAAATACAGGAATTTAAAGTTTATGGGTAGAATAATGCGAAGTGAACTAGGTGCTTCAGAAAAGGAATTCATCGTTCTTTATATTGCTGGGGGGTATCGAAGAAAAGGACATGATTTATTCAGATCTGTCATCCAGTACGTAGGAAAGAAGGATAATACAATTAAATTTGTAGTAGTGACACAGCCTAATGCAATTCAATATTATGCAGATCTAGAGAATTGCATTGTTTCAGATGAATTTGGAAATTTACCAGAAGAAAAGATAATAGGATTATTCCATGCATGTGATCTCTATGCTCAGCCCTCTCTAAGCGAGGGATTTGGATTACCAGTCTTGGAAGCACTAGCTTGTGGAAAGGTAGTAGTACATCCAGATTATGAGCCTCTCTCAGAGATAACTACAAAGTCTACAAGCTATCGATGTAAGGTAGCTACTGTTTCAGAATGGAGTGGTGAGCGAGAAGAACATACTGGAATCATATATGAATTACACCTTTACGATCCAAATGAGTTTGGTGATCTCATCATACAAGCTAAAGATGAATTAATGAAAGAGAGAAAAGAAAAGGAGAGATTATGTCTAAATCGTGCTAAACAATTCGATATGCATAAAACATATAAGAAGTTCTTAAAGTATATCCAGTAGGAGGTAGGTATTATGGATGAGACTATACAAAAAGAAGAGAAAAAGGAAACTACTACTCCTTCCACCACCCCCCAAAATGTAACACAGCCTACGCCACCAGCCACACCTACATCAATCTATAGAAAACCCGAATATCAACTTCAGCCACCTACACAGCTTACACCACCTACTCCTCCACAGCCTGTTAGGAGAGAACTTACGGAAGAAGAGAAAGCATTCTTAGATGCATTAGGATCTGTAGTTTCTTCGGCACAGGAACTATCATACGTACTGGCCTCAATTGATCCCGATTTGCTTCAGAAATATTCTGATCTACGGGAATTGTTCGAGAGCGCTAGGAATGTTGTACGCTCTGTATATCGATTTCATAAACTAATTAAGGAGAGATCCAGGGGGAGTACCAGGGGGAGTAGCTGATGGAAAATAGGGTAGTTATTTACATAACTCCATATACTTTTTATTATAAAGGATGTAAGGTAACCATTTGGGGAGCTAAACGTTTTGATCTCCCTACTGGTGAGAGAAGTTATCTTCTCTCACTTGAAGTAGAATGGAGAGGGTATAGATCTAGACAATTTATACTAGAGGTTTCTGATAACCAAGACTTCAAGAACAAACTTGATCTGGAAATCGCTAGGATGAAGTTAGCAATTCTTACGGGAAATCTTTCTCCCTTTGTGAAAGTGCGTTAGGCGAATATAATATATATCGGTTTTATACTATATCAAATAGGTGAATATGGATTATCGGGAGAAATTAGAGTTTGAGAATGTAGATATAGCAGATGTAGAATACTTAATGAAAATGCTTTCAGTAGTTAGTGATAACTCTCTTGACTACCCTATTATGGATGAGATTGATATTACAAAACTGGATCTAGACGCTCTAGTAGTGTCGGAGTTTGGTATTACGGATATCATAGGACAAATATCCTCATGGTTATATGAAAAGCTTCAAGCATTCTCATCGTGGATAACATCAGGAATTGAAACGATAGTTAACGCATTATGGGAGAACTTCATAAAACCAGCTATTAACGTTATAGATGCTGGTGTAGGATGGATTAAAGATCAGGTATATTCAATATGGGATAGACTACAGAATATTGGTGATATATTAAGTTCCATAGGAGGTACTATAGTTGATATCTTCAATACAGTAAAGGAAGGATTCATAAATCTAATAAAGGAAATACCATCTGCTGTAGGAAGATTCATAAATAGTGTGAAGGATCTTATAATATCAAAGATTGAAGCGATTCCAGATCTAATCATTAATGGAGTGCGATCGTTTATTGATGCTATTTCTTCGGGGATTGACTTTTTGAAGGAAGGATTGCAGAATGTTACAAACTTCCTAGGAAACATAGGAATGGCACTATCCAACATATTCTCATCGATAAAAGAAGGTTTTAGTGTACTTAAGGGATATATTGAAGGAGCATTAGCAACATTCAGTAGTAAGATTGCTGGTGCTATTGATACTGTAAGAACAGCATTTATGGAATCTATGCAAACTGTAGCTACATGGATACAACAGGCATCAGGAGCGATACAAGGCTTCGTAAATGGAATATTAAAACTTCCAGAATGGTTTAGGGAGCATTTAGTAGCACCATTAACTGAGGCTATGTCGAAATTCGCCTCATGGATATGGGAGCATCTACCAGAGGGTATAAGGTCATTCTTTGAGAAGGTAAGAGATGCTATAATAGGATTTTATGAAGGATTTAAGTCATTTATTGCTGATCCTAAGGGATGGTTTATCAGAAATGTATGGGAGCCTCTGAAAGAGCGATTAAGGGATATTGGAGAATGGATTTGGGAAAGACTTCCTGAAGGAGTAAAAACATTCTTCGAAAGAGCGAAGGAATTCTTTACAGTTGATTTGGTAAACTTCTTTACCAAAACATTACCTGAAAAGATACGCGATCTAGTGGACACTATTAAAACAATTCCTGAAAAGATTAAAGAGATTCCAGATAAAATAAAGGAGATGGCCGATAATGTAGCAAATCTTCCTGAAATGATAAAGAGTGCTTTTGAAAAGATAGGTGAATGGATTTGGGAAAAATTACCAGAAAATATACGTAATTTCATAGATAAAGCTAGAGACTTCATCACAGATGTCTATGATCAGTTTAAGGAGTTCATCAAAGATCCAAAGGGAAAGTTTTACGATGTACTGAAAGGCGTAGGTGAAAAGATATTAGCAGGTTTGGGTTGGATTTGGGATAAAGTCTTGGATATAGTAACATTCATTAAAGCTAAAGTAATCGAGGCCTGTAAGACAATATCAACATGGATCTATAGTATTGCAAAAACAATAAGTGAGACGTTTAAGAAGATGTTTATTGAAACATTTATAGTTCCAATCAAAAACGTAAAATCTACATTCGTAGAACTACTTAAAACAGCTTTTGACGAGGCATTCGCACAAGAGGAAGGCGGTGAATTATGGTTATTATCATCATTAATCCCAGAGATCTATAACGTAATGTATCCTATAATAATTATTCCAGTACTCGCTAAAGGCGTGGCTGAAGCTACGGGAGAGCAAGAAGTTTCGGGTAAGATAGCCGGTCTTGGTGGGGCGATTAAAGTTAAGCTAGGTAAACTGATTGGCGAAGTAGCTGATACGTTAAAAGACTTGGTTTCAAGGACTATAGATGAGATTGCATTAGGACTTTCATTTAATCTATTCGAGCCTTTACGGTACGCTGTAAGGCCTTTATCGAAACGTCTACTTACACCTATATTTATGAAACAATACGGTATAGATGCCTTCTTTGAGGTGCCTTCGTTTAGTGAACTTAGGAAGTTGCTACAAAGGTACTATCCAACTACTAAGGATGAAAAGGAAGATTTTGAAAAAATGCGGAAATACTTTAGGACAATGCTAGAAATAAGAGGATTACCACAGTCATATATAAATGAAGTAATGAAGACGCTCGAGGAATGGTCTATTGAAATCGAAGATCGCTTTACCGAATATACCAAAGTAAAGCGTAAAATCCCGCTTTCGCCACTTTACGAAATGCCTTCGATATCTGAAGTATGTACATTTATGGTACGTGATATAATTAAAAAGCCTGAAGATTTCATAAAATGGTTAAATAAGCTTGGCGTCAGTCGTGATATAGCACTATTCAATTATCTATTACACTATCGCTATCCTTCTCCTGAGAAAATAGCCGATTTCGTATGGCGAGGTATAGCAGGAGTATTATGGAATCCTGATGCGTCCATGGATACCGAGGTAATGAGCGCTTTCGAACTTAAGCCTGAAAAGATGAAAGCAGTTGCTCCCAGACAACTCAATTTCGAAGGAAAGACATTATTCGAGATGCTTAAACATTATATGAAGTGGCATGATTATGCAAGATTTCCTTGGGCGGCCGGTTGGCCTACCGATAACGCTATCATCACAGATCTCCTAGCTGACATACCCGGCAAAATCGATTTGAGATGGATGACCCGATGGGGTATATTCGAATATTGGAGTGCTAAGAAAATTGGATTAGAAACTTCTTTAGAAGAGATTATGCAAAAGTTGCTTCCACCACAAGGTGAGACTAAAGCCGATGATGTAATACAGTATTTGTATAAACAGCTTACAGAGCCTACTCCACTCTTCGATATCCGGCAATTCTGTAGGACATTACAGGCTACAGGATTGCATCCATACTGGATTCCTTGGGTAGGAATTGCAGAATCGATAAATGCTCTTACAGAAGAGAGGACGTTACTAAGAACTGGATTTATGAATCTCTTTGAAAAAGGCCTATTCAGTTTGAATACATTAAATCAACTATTGGCAGGATTCTTCACAATTAAATTTAAGGTAGGATATTATGACGTGAAGGATTATAAATGGAAGTATTCAGATGTAGAAGTACCAGTTGCGTTCCTACCAGCAGAGAGCAAATTACTTGAGCTACGATCGATATTTGATAGGATGTTAGAATTATACGCAGAGATATATTCTGAGATCAGGAAATCAATACGTTATGGAATATATGATGTAAAAAGCGCTAAGAAGATATTGCAGAAGATGATCACAGATCTAGCTACTTATGGTAGTGGGTTAATAAAAAGCGTTACTGGAAGAAAGTTAACTCCAGAAATCGATGCGGGATACATAGATATATGGACAAACATTGAATCACAAATACAGGATATCGAAAAGAAGATAGCAATACGTAGTGTAGCACAAGGTGTATTAGGGTGGTTATTATACAGGTTAGCTTATGGGTGGGTAACTGAGGAAGATTTCAGATCTGTAGTAAACATACTTACAAGCAAATTCTACGTATACAAAGAGTTAGGAGATGCCGTAGTAGAACTAGGTAAGAAGTTAGCCGAAATAATGAGGAAGCAAGAGCGTGAAGTTTATGTACCTACGCCTTCACAGATTGCGACATTTTCAGAATACATGGATATTCCTGATAATGTGATTAAGGAAGCTTTCAAGGAGAGGAATATTGTAGAGCCTTGGGCCTCATTCTGGTATAAATACATAACTACTAGAGCTATATCCAGCGAGACCAATACATTAGTGTCTACATTTAGGAGAATCGTAGAATACTTCGCCGTTCCTAAGGACTTAGTAGATAGTGTAAAGGATCTAATGGTTAAAGGTGGCTGGACCTCCAAAGAAATGCCTATATTCGATCTAGATCTCCAGTTACGTAGATTCTACAGGATAATGAGGACGTTTGTGCCTACCATACGTGGTTTCGTAACTGATGCGATGTATATGGATGATTGGGAGAGCAAGTTGCAAGATTGGCTCACGATACGAGGAATTGACCCAAAGAAATACGAGAAACAGGTGAACTACTATAAGCACTTGATAAAAGCTAGGAAGGCGTATCGTAGATTCAGCTGGTATCTGACTAGGCTACTAAACGCTTACTGTGCTGGAGTAATTAATGAAACACAAGTAAGACAAAAATTACAAAGATTCAAACCTTATGGATTGTCAGATGAAGAGATTGAAATAATAATTGATGGATTCAGAATGGAGAAAGCATATCGTGAAGCAATATATGGATCTTAATAGTATAATTTATTGAGGTGATTAGATGTCTACTAGAAGAAGAAGGGGAAGAGTAAGTAAAACGGAAAGTAAATCGAAAGATCCGTTAGAAGAGGCAATAAAGAAGATTGACGCAGATCTAACCAAAGCGATTGATGATCTTAAGAAGGCTGTTGAAAGCCTCCAGAAGATTACTTCGGGGCTTTCAAGTCCTACTAGGACTTCTACTAGAAGGAGTACTAGGGGGAGGTGATAAATGGTGGGGATGGCACAGAGGGAGGCTCAAAAGCTTCTGGAAGCTAAGCGTAAGTATTTCGAAAAGGCACTTTCAGATACGGCCATAGGTATCAACTTCCTTAAATCACTACGAAATATCGATGAGACAAGATTTAGATCAGATATAACGTTATCAGATACACTTTTTTCATCTCTAATGTCTGTGTATTTTTATGGAATACCATTAAGTGAGACTACACCATGGATTCAAACATTTACACCTGTGCTTCCTGATTTTGAAGAATTGTTACGTGGAATTCTAGTTAAGTTTGAAAAATTCGATATTACAATACCGTTTCCTGAATTAACCGACGTAGATGAAACATTACGATTCTTCTTGATAGATGAGGTGGCTAACAATATAATCGCTACACGAGGTAAACCGCTAATCGTGGGAGTAACCAAATATGGTGAGGGTTACGTAGATCCTGAAGCTGTTAGGGAGTTCCTACGTTCTACACTATATGCTTATGCAAAGAAAGACATCTCCCTAACTGAGTTAAGGAATAGGCTTGATAAAGTAGGTAAGACACTAAATATACATCCTTCGTTAATCGAGGATGCCTTCAATAGGATGATGCTTATAGAAACAATTAAGAAAAAGGCTGCTACTTGGGATTATGCTTGGTGGGACGTAAGTGAATGGGCCGAAGAGGAAGAAGGTGTAGGAAAAGTTGAGTTCGAAACATACTCTGGAGAAAAGGTTAAGGTAGAGTACGATAATATGCTTGAAGCAGAAGCTGGTGGTTATTGGGATTTATCATATTGGGATAATGCATACTGGATAGGAGATGAAGGGTCACAAAAATATCCATATAAATATGATGAGAAAGAACTTAAATCGAATATCGATAAAGTAAGAGATACAATACTTACAAACTTTATAAGGTGTTATATCTACACAGGTTTAGGTGTAGGAAACTATCAGAGAGCATGGGAGAGGAGAAAGTATTACAGATCGTCACGAACTGAAACTTATGCTCTACCATTCTCCCATCGGCTTAGGATTGAATCGCTAGTTAGGAACTACGTGCTCTCTAAAGAGCCTGACTGTCCTCCTTGGAAATTACGATTATACATGTCAGCCATGCTTGAAATCTATGGAAGATTATTTGGAACGCATCGATGGGGTACTGAAATGGAAGTATCGATGAGTGGAGAGGAGTTCAAGAAATACTGGCTAGATAAGTGGAGTGCTGAAGGCCTAGAGCGTTCAATTCTGGAAGGAATGTATGAGTCGTTTAAAGATGTCATATCTGCTTTGGGAACTATTAGACAAATTTCGTATTTGAGATTTATAAGATGGAAATACAGGAGGTATGAATAATATGGTGTTTGAACATTTAAGGCCTAAGCCGAAAACGAGAATTTCCATATTGTGGGGTAATCAGTTAGTTGATGCTTTAGAATTATTGTATGGAATGACTGAGAGGAGGCTAACCTTAGCAAATCTTCGATCAATTTCTAGCGACTTACTACCTGCTATTAACAAATATTATAATTTAGGTATATTAGGAAGAGAATGGAACGTTATTGCGGGAAATTATGGGTATTTCCAGAGTAATGTTTTCGTACAAGGAAAACCAGTCATTAAAGATGGAGACCCTATCACCGTAGCAGATCTAGGGACTGAGGCATACAATAAGCTAAGAACACTTACTGAA